TAAAACTTACATACCGTGAGGTTCAGCCTAGAATTTCAGAGTTACATAACAGTCAAAGGCTTCGTGATACGGGTGATCGAGTTGTCGGAAGTTACGGAAAAAACGTTATTTTATGGGCGTTTCGAAGATAATTTGTATAATGTAACATATATCGTTGCATAATTATGCAAAAAATGTTTACTAACTCTATCAGATTAGTTTACACTATTTAGGAGTAGTCTATGCCAATTCTGAGACTACTTTTAGACATTTTAAGTGATCAAAAACTTATTGAAGATGCCAAAATAACCTATAAAAAGAAAAAACAAGAAGAAATCGTAACAATTGTTTTTTCTGATAAAAACTCTAATGTTTCAGACTCTGAAGTAAACCTGTGGTTTGAGGCAAATGACGAGGATAGCAATTAAACATATTCATCGAGTTAAAAAAACTCTTAAAAATGGTAAAATTGCTGAATATCATTACATTGAGCGCGGCGGTCCAAGGTTTTGGGCTTCAACTGATTTAGTTGAAAAAAATGGCCCTGCTTACTTTGCTTTATACAAAGAAGCTTTAGGCAATACGCTGCCAAGCAAAAACTTTTTTAGAGAAGTTATTATTGCTTATTTAAAATCGCCAGAATTTAAAGGGCTGGCAGAACGTACACAACAAGATATTCAAGGAAGCATTAAACATCCTGACGGGATTGATGCCAAATTTGGCAGCGCTCCTTTGCAAGCTTTTAACGATTACCGCATTCGCAAAACAGCATATGCGTGGCGCGATCAGCTTGCCGAGCGCTCCAAACGCACAGCTGATGCTAGATTAGCTCATTTAGCTGCTATTGTGACATGGGCATTAGATCGCGGCTATTTAGTTCAGCACCATCTGCAAAAAATTAAAAAACTATATAAAGTAGATCGGTCTGAAATAATTTGGACACAAGCTGAAATAGATGAATTTTGCGCAATCGCGCCGCAATGGGTATCTAATATTCTTATTGTAGCGACTGAAACTGGACTCAGACCAGGAGATTTAGCAAAATTAAACAAAGCGCATATAAAAACCACATCAACAGGCAAAAAAATTGTTTTGCGTACTGGCAAACGCAACAAAGTTGTCAGTATTCCGCTTACAAATCGGTTAAATGACCTAATTTCCTCACTTCCCAACGATCAAATTCAGATTTTAGTTGGAGCAAAGGGGGGGAGTATTAAAAATTCTGATATTTTGGGTCAGACGGTTGGAAAATGGAAAAAGAAAACCTCAATTAGAGCAGATTTGCATTTATATGACGCTCGAGGCACCGCTGCTACGCGTTTATTCCAAGCAAATGCTACTTTAAAAGAAATTGCGCTGGTTATGGGTTGGTCAGTTCAGCATGCAGCAAAAATGATTGAGATTTATTGCTCAATTAATCCTGAGAACAACGACGATGTTCTTGTTAAACTCCAACAACCAGATTTGTTTAGCTAATTGCTAATCTTTGGTTGATTCCTGTCAACAGGCCGCTACGCTGGGCCTGTATGACACGCCTCAACTGCAAGATTTGCTGTTTTTCCTGTAAACTGAGGTGTAAACCCAACTTTTTTTTATTTTTTTAAAACAGAAAAAAGTCAATAAAATCAATGGTCGGGACGGCAAGATTCGAACTTGCGACCTACGGTACCCAAAACCGGACAAAATAACTGTTTACAAACAGTTTTTCTGTAAACTATCTTTAGTTTACGGCCAAAAATATCAATTAGTTACCTGCAATCTGTAAACTCAAGGAGCTTACAATGAGCGATACATCTGTATCTAAAAAACCGTTTAAAATTAGTGAGGCAGTAAAACCGCCAAGGTCTAGAATTAATCTTTCAGATCCTAAAGGCGAAGCACTTTTTAACTTGAGAAACCCACGTCGAGAAGACGTTGAGCGTCTACAAGACGAAATCACAGTTTTGAAGTTAGACAACCTCAAATATCAGGAAGAAAATATAAAGCTAAAAGATCGTATTAAACTTTTGCACGATAAATTAGCAAAACAAACCACATCGTATCGAGAGTGGTAAGCCCTACACAGCGCAGCCTCAAATATTTGCGAAATAACGGATGGCATTGCGAAATAGTCGAACGATTTTCTCCGTTTTCCAAAGTTCGACAAGATTTATTCGGCTTTGCCGATCTGTTGTGTCTTAAACAAGATTATCCTCCTTTGCTTGTTCAAGTGACATCAACAGGCTGGTCATCTCGCATTCGCAAAATAAATGCAGAGCCGCGCGCGTGTCTTGCGCTGGCCGTGGGTTTTTCCATCGAAGTCCATGGCTGGCGCAAGCTTAAAACCAACAAGAACCGTTGGACTATTAAAATAACAAATATCAAAGAGGTTGACGCAAAATATGTCATTCCAAATGTTTAAAATTATTAACGAGTTAAATTGTTTTACGCCGCTGCAAAAACTTGTTCTTTACGAACTTGCAGCATTTAAAAACGATGTAACTGGCGTTTGTAATCCATCAGCAGAACGCATTGCGTTAAGTTGTAAAATGACAGCGCCCCAAGTGCGCCGCGTTTTAGATCAATTAATAAAAAATAAGATTATTGAACGCAGCCATAACGGTTGGCAGTTCAATCTAAAACTTCCTGACAAAAATTTTGTCTCAATTCCCCACGATTGGTTTCCAAGCAGTGATGCGCTGCAAGTTTTAACTGAAACCTATCCCCATCATTACTTTGACAGCGAGGAAGCCGCTCATGACTTTATTAAATTCGTCAACGGACGAGAAATCTCAATTGAACCATCCGCTCGAGACGCAAGTTTCATCGCAAATATCTCAGCAATCCTTGAGCGTAGACCCGCTGGTTATGTCAAAATCGGTTATCAAAAAAACCATCAACGACAAAGTTTATTCAGCACTCTCTTTAGTTAAAGCAAAAAAATACCAAACTTTAAACAGTTGGTTGGAAATGCGAGAATTTCACACAAAAAAAAACACTGAACATCTGTGTCATATCAATCATCAAGCTTATTGCATTGAAAAACGTCTTCACAATGAAGAAATTATTAAAGCAATAAACTTTTTAACTGCTGAACAAACCGCAACAACACATAAAAATATCAAAGCAATTTTGTTTGAGCTTTTTGTTGTTACGCGGCGACAATCGCTTATTCAATCTGACACAGATTTAGACATTTTGTTTCAAACATATGTTAAAAATCTTGTTCATTATCCAATCCCTTGCATTCAATTCATTTGCCAAGAGCAAATGACACACAATGCTTGGTTCCCAACTCTTTCACATTTGAGAATGAAACTCGATGCACTTCTCGGTGACATGGCGTTTCTGCGTCAAATTTTAGTCAACAAACTGGAGGAACGCCTTGTCAGTTACAAATAAAATGCGTCAAAAATATATCGGCTCGTCTGATGCCAGAGACATTATGTATTCAAACTGGTCTCACTTGTTTGAAAAAAAATCAGGGCTTTGTGAACCTGATGATTTGTCTGATAATTTTCCTGTGCAACTTGGCATTGCAACTGAGGATTTTCACATAGAATGGACTACTCAGCGCATTGCTCAACATGATTTTCCATGCCATGCAGCAGGCAAGCAGGGATTTTATAAATTAACAACGCATAATGGGACGCCTCTTGGCGCTCACACAGACGCAATACTTGTTGCTGGCAATGCGCGTTATGTTTTGGAAGTTAAACATTCTATGCGCTTCTCAAGCGCTGTAGAGGCTGCTGAATTTTACATGCCGCAGCTTCAACATCTTATGATTTGTACTAGAAAAAGCGTTGCTTGCTTATCTGTAATCATAGGCAACAAAGAACCAGATCGCGCTTGGATCGAAGCTGATCAAGACTATCAAAACGATTACATCAGACGTTGTGACGAGTTTTGGCGATTGGTTGAAAGCCGATCACCGCCACATGGGTATAAACCCGTCGAAGAAAAAAGATCTCACACAGATCAAATCAAAATTAACGGCATGACGCGGCGCTCGCTCGAGCATTCCAATCATGCTCAAGAGCTTATTGACAAATACATCATCAATCAGCCCGCAGCCGTAACATTTAATAAAGTTAAAAGCGAACTCAAAGCTCTTATGAGCGAGTCCGAAGCTGAACTTTATCACCCCAAATTAACGCTCAAACGCAATGCGCGTGGCGCAATTTTAATTAAGCAAAACAAGGAGTCATCAGATGCTTAAACTTACAATTCCAGATCAAGCTGCATGTGACTGGGTTAGATCAGTTGCAGAAAGTAAATCTCAAGAAAATTTAGATATACAACTCAAGCAAATCCACACCCAATCTCAAGCTCTCAAAGCAACTTTTGAGGCAATGATTGGCCCAAACATGCAAATGTATAGCGATTTGCCTTCTGATCTGTTTTGGCATTTTCATTGTTATTTACAAGTTCTTGATCAAACAATTGCTAAATTTGATAAGCAACAAAACTCAATAGCTGAAGAATTACTTGAAGCGCTTACCTCCCATCAGGAGGCAGCAGAATGACTAAAGAAAACATTAGCCAATCTTTGCTTAAAAAATATGAAGAAAATAATTTGCTTCAAAACAAAAACCTTAGAGATGCTATGTCTAAGGTTAATGATTTAAACAGAACCCACGGCATTGTTCAGCGCGGCGGCAAAAAATACACAGAAGTATTTGTTCGTGTCGAAGCGTTTAGAATGGCGTTTGGTACATCTTATGGAATTTCAACAAACATTCTTCAAAACGATGGAAAATGTGTTGTTGTTCAAGCAACAATAACAGACCCAAATGGATTTGTTATTGGCTCTGGCATTGCAGAGGAAATTCGTGGTTCAGGCCACGTTAATAAAACAAGCGCAATTGAAAATTGTGAAACAAGTGCAATTGGTCGCGCTTTAGCAAGCCTTGGTCTGCATGGTGGAACCTATGCCTCCATTAACGAAATGGACGGTGTAGATCGAAAAACTCAAGCCATTAAGCAAACGTCTTCTCCTAAAATTAAATCTCAACCCCCTCAACAACAAGCTAATGGAGGTCTTTAATGACTGAATATGACAACACAAACAGCGGTGTGGTTTATCAACCATATGAAGATCAGCAATTTGCTGGCGCTGGTAAATTAAACATCGAAGGTACTGATCATAAAATCATTACTATTAAGGAAAGCCTGTCTAAAGGCGGCGATCCTGTTCGCGTTGTTTATGCCCGTCTGGGTGTTCTTTTTAACAACGATCAAAAAGGCAATGAAAAAGCGCCTCAATTCTCTGGCCCTATCGACACGCATCCAAACTTAAGAATGGCTGCGTGGGTTAAAGAAAAAGACGGTAGGCATTACATGTCTTTAAATGTTTCTGAAAAGCAACAAACTGCCGCTGCAGAAACACCGCAATCAGCCCCAATTCATCAAACAGATGACGAAATTCCGTTTTGAATTGTAAAGGCTGCGATACACCAAAACGGTGTAATCTTTTGCAAAAGTGTCGCCGCGAGCAATTGTCTGCGGCGATGCTTGTTAATTCCGATCCCACAAACCTCGTCATTCTGCCAATGAGGAAAACTTATGCAAATAAAAGCACCAAAACTGTTAAGTGATTTTACGCCTTTTACCGTTGGCTATGTTCTTGGCGTAGCAACAATGGCATCCCCTGCAATTGCCGTTGTTTTTGCTATATGTGGCGTCTTTTATTTGTTCTTAAAATACCAGAGGACATTATGATTAAATTGCACGACATACCGTCATATGAAAAATTTAAACAACGTCAGTTTGAAGAAAAAAAAGCCTATTTTGAATCTTTAAACGCTTTAAAAATTACCCAAGCTCAAGCTGCTAAAATCTGCGGATTAAGCTATCGTCATTTTCAAAGTTACATTCGCAGATATAATATACATTGGCATAACAGACGCCCGTATTTTGCAGATCAAACTGCATATCAACGTCTAAGCACAAAATCTTTTAAGCGAGAAAATGATGTAAAATTTTGGCATAAGAAAAATTTTAAAACCCACGAAATTGCTCTAATGCTAAATCTTAAACATTCAATTGTAGATCAAATTATCAAACAAATTGATTAATTGTGATGGTACATTTCAAGCGATCATTTTGGTAACGTCAACAAAATGATCAATTGTGATGGTACATTTCAAGCGCCGTTTTGAAAGTTTCTTGATTACGGCGCGTCCATCCTCTGCCAAAATGCTCAAAAGTTTTTAGCCCTTCGTAAAATTTCTGACGCTGTTGATACACATATTCAATGATGTCACCTGCATCATGATTAGAAATAGCTTGTAAAGTTTTTGGCCCAATCGCGCCATCAGGTTTAGCAGACACAAATCTTTGAATAACTTTACTCACTCTGCCACTGCCCGAATTAACAGCCCAATCAAAAGCACACCAATCTAAACCGCTTTCAAGATCATCTCCGCGCACTCGATCCCAGTAATTTTTTTTGTAAATAGGCGCTACATCTTCAGCAGTTAAGCCTTTCATTTCCCCATCTACTACTTGGCTACCTTTCCATTGCTCAAAAACAGCGCGTGTAACTCCAAGATTTGTTTCCCCACCAGGATCTTCTGGATGATGAACATATCCTCCTTCGTGATGAAGAAGCATTTCTAAACATTTTTCAAAGTTCTGTTTCATTCTACTTCCTTCCAAAAAACTTAGAAGCGCCGCGCAAAGAAAAGCTGGCTGCAATCGCGCATCCTAGAAAATATTGATAATAGTCGGGCATGGCTTCCAAAGCGGTAAAGCCCTCTGCAACTACTGTGCGGCCCCATTCGCCACAAAATGCGAGACAGCAAGGAGCGGCTAGGATTACGGAAAAAAACTCGTCTTTCCAACTGTGCTTAGAACCCTCTGCCATAATGCGGTTCCAGTCTTCGACAGACGTTTCTTTGCTAAGCATAATTTTAGCTTTTGCTTCAGCCTCTGATAGCTTGAGCTTAGCCGCTGCCGCTTGACCGTCAGCTTTGTTTTGCAAATAACTGCCAGCTAAATTTGCTAAAGGTGTAAGAAGCTGGATCATTTCTCATGCCCTAACCAAACGGCAAAAGCACCTGTCATGGCTCCTGTAACGGTTGCTGTAAGCGCTGTAGCTTGCGTTGTAACCTCACCCTGCGGAAGCGACATAAACCACTCAATGACGCGGATATACATAATTGTCATAGCCAACATCATTAGCCTTGGCATAATTTTCCACGCCAAGATTCTTTCCATAACTATAGTCATTTTAAACCTCTCAGAAATTCAGTGAAAAAATAAAGCGAGGCAAACCCACCCGCGCTTAAAACCGTCACAATACCCCATGTGACATAACGAATTATTTGAGCAATTTTCTTTTGACGCGCTTCGGCTTCTTTTTTTCGCTCAACACGCATTTTGGCTTCAAAAGACACAAATTTGTCCCAAGTGCCACTTTTTGCGTATAAGCGGCACATTGACTCGAGTTCCTTGCGTTGCTCGGAAAGTTTTTCCAAAGCCATAAACTCGTCAAAATCACTGCCAGTTTTGCCCATAATTTTGGCAAACAAACCGTTGCTTTTGCGGTTACCTCGAGCTTTTAATTCTTCTTCTGCGCTAACAAGATTTTTTAAAGGGGCTAGAAAATCACTAACCTCTTTGCCGTTTGCGACAAATTTTTTGATTGTTGAGTATGCAGCATTGGCAGCTGCTAACTCAGCTAACAACCTAAATCTTGGATTTCACACTTAGCCAAATCGCTGCTCCAATAAAGACAAGTATTCCTGTCGTTAAAAGGCGAATGGCAGTCCGACCTACTTCCGTTTGAATGTTACGCCAGCTTAATACCAATTGGCGCATGTCTTCTAAATCTTTAGTTGCAGTTTTATCTTCCAAGCCTAAACGCTCAAGAGCTTCTTGCGCTCCTGTTTTTGCAGCTTTGTGCAACATGTCTTGTAACTCGTCTTTGGTAATTTCAATCATGCTACGCGCTTCCATATTCCATTGTCTTTTACAAAAGATTGGAGTGGCGAAACCCAATTGCCTTTATAATTAACGTAAGGCGCAACCAATTTCCATTGATTATCGTGATAAGCGTAAGAATAAGCTAAAAAATCAATAACATTTGGACTTGCTGCAATTGTAGAGGTTGCAGTCAATCTTGCATGAAGCCCGTCGATATAATTAGGAACAGCAACAAGTGAAGTTGTGGCTCTTAGCTGAGCGCCTAAATGTTCTGGAACAATGTAAGCGTCAAAATTTAACAGAGCATCAACTGTAATATTTTTTGCTCTATATCCTGTAACA